ATAAAAAACGAATTGCAATTGACTTTACCCTACAAGGTGTGTAGAATAGAGGTATGGAAAATTTTATAAGAATCTATGAAAATGTTGTACCTAGTCAATGGTGCGACACACTGATACAAAAGTATGAAGACTTTGATGACCAGCACGAAGTTTTTGATGACCAAAGAAGTTTTACACAAATCAATTTTGCAAAAGATGAACTATGGCAATACGAGTCTGACTATTTGTCAAAGGTTCTTTTAGAACAGGTTGAAAGATATAAGGAAGACGTTAAAATAGAAAACCAGTGGCCTGAAAAGTATACACTAGAACCTGTACGCATGAAAAGATATCTACCAAATGAAAAAGATAACTTCCCCCCTCATGTGGATGTTACTGGTACAGATAACAACAGTCGGTTCTTGGTTATGTTTTTATATCTAAGTAACAATGAAAAGGGTCAGACAGTTTTTTTGAGACAAAGACCAACTAAAAATTATCCAACATTATCACCTTGTAAAAAAGGTAATGTTTTGATATTTCCTCCGATGTGGCCTTGGTTACATTATGGTAACTTTGCGGTGGAGACACCAAAGTATATGGTAGGGAGTTATTTACATTATGTCGATTGAAAAATATGTTTTTGTACATTCACCCGAAAGAAAACTACAGGGTATCGCTTTAAAAAGTGGAAGGTACACTGGTGTAATTTATGAATACGATAAAGTCACTTTTGGAGAGCCAGAAGAGGAAACCCAAGATAAGAAAGCGATTCTTGGTTTTCAGTTTAATATTTTAGATCCGTATGGGTTTAAAAAAGGAGACTTTGAAGGTCAAGATTTTGGAGTTGTAATAGGCGATATTCTAGTGGATATAATTGATAAATATGGTACAGGAGAACAATTTGAATCAGACGATTGAAAGAACCGCCCTCACTAACTTAATCTGCAATGAAGATTATGCTCGAAAGGTTCTACCTTTCATCAAGAGTACTTACTTTGATGAGAGAGAAGAACAAATCATCTTCGAGGAAATCAGTAACTTTGTAGATAAGTATCAAAAGATTCCCACACAGACCAGCCTTGAGATAGAGGTTGGTGAAAGAAAAGACCTCAACGAAACAGAACACAAAAAGATTGTCGATATCATCAAGACACTCAATCCAATCGAGGTAGACTTTGATTGGTTGGTAGACCATACCGAAAAGTTTTGTAAAGACAAAGCAATCTACAATGCAATCGTTGATGGTATTAAGATTATTGACGGTAAGGATAAGAAACGAACACCTGATGCAATCCCAGAGATATTGACTGATGCGTTGTCGGTATCTTTTGACAACTCTGTTGGTCATGATTACATAGAGGACGCAGAGGCTCGGTTTGATTATTACCATCGCATAGAAGAACGCATACCATTTGACTTGGACTTCTTCAATAAGATAACTAAGGGTGGACTTCCCCCTAAGACGTTGAACATCGCACTTGCTGGAACTGGTGTTGGTAAATCGTTGTTTATGTGTCATGTGGCTGCAAACTGTTTGTCTCAAGGTAAGAACGTATTGTATATTACTTTGGAAATGGCAGAGGAAAGAATCGCAGAACGAATCGATGCGAACCTGATGAACGTCAGTATGGAAGATTTACAAAGTCTTGCAAAGCAAATGTTTACCGATAAGATGTCAAAGATAATCAAGAAAACAAAAGGTAAGCTTATCGTCAAGGAGTATCCAACTGCAACCGCTCACAGTTCACACTTTAGAGGATTGATAAAAGAACTTGCAATCAAGAAGTCATTCAGACCAGACATTATCTTTATCGATTATCTGAACATCTGTGCGTCCAGTAGATTCAAGGGAGCTCAGAACGTGAACTCGTATATGTATGTCAAAGCAATTGCAGAGGAACTTCGTGGACTTGCGGTTGAGACTAATGTTCCAATCATGTCTGCGACTCAAACCACAAGGTCTGGTTTTGTATCAACCGATGTTGGACTTGAGGATACCTCTGAGAGTTTCGGACTGCCTGCAACGGCTGACTTGATGTTTGCATTGATATCGACTGAGGAACTAGAAGAACTCAATCAGATATGTGTGAAACAGTTGAAAAACCGATACAATGATCCTACAATGAATAAACGGTTTGTTATCGGTATAGATCGTGCGAAGATGAGATTATATGATGTGGAGATGGATGCACAACAGGACTTGGTGAATAGTGGTCAAGATGATGAGCCAGTGTTCGATAATACAAGTTTTGGTTCTAAATCATACGACAAGTTTTCTAAACTTAAGGTGTAACATTTCCTTTTATAAATAGTATATAAACTACTTTTATGGGAGATTTGGATGTCTAAGTTAAAAGATATTGTCCGTCAGGTTAAACCTGTTCAAGAATCATATTCTGTCGATCACGCAGATAAAATTCAAAACCTTTTAATGGAGAAAGCACCCAAAGGTGCAGAGTTTGAAAATATTATCTGTGTTGCTTACAACATGAAATCTTTACGTCAAAACAAGAAATCTGCAATCAAATCGTCAGAAACTACTTGGAAACCATTGTATGATGATTGGATGAAAGTTGGCGACAAAATTGTAAAAAACGCATTTCGTGGAACTAAGGGAACTATGAAACACTTTGGTTCTGGTAACGCACCATTAAATTCAGAGTGGGATGATTTTTTTATTCAGACTACAGGCAAACCAGCTGGTGGTTCTACAAAGACACCGAAAACCGATATGTACATAGGAAAAGAAAATATTAGTTTAAAAAAGTATGGTGGTTCGCAACTAATGTCTGGTGGTAAAGCAGAAACACTTGCAACTCTTGCTGCTGCATACAATAACCTACCTGATGGTTTGAAATCAAACGCACTTGATAAATCTTGGGACTCACTGACTGATAAAATTGAGGACGATTTTGTTTCTTTTAAGTTACCGCCAGGAGGCCGCATCAATGATTTTAAGAAAGCAATTAAGGCTGGTGTTGATGATGATTTAACAAATTTTGTAAAAGAAAGATTACAAAAACAAAGTGAGATGACTAAAGCATTAGAAGAACTTCTTAACACTAAAGAAGTAAATAGGGAAGTTGTTCGTGAGGCGATGACAGGAAATCAAAAATTTAAAGACCAATTACCTAAAGCTACTCATATTTTAAAATTTGACGAAAACGGTAAAGCTGATTATGTAAAAATAGATAACAAATATGTTGATTATGTTGCATCACAAACTTCATTTAATATTTCATTTAAAACTTCTGGTACAGGTGGAAGTGCATGGACTGCCACTAAAGGGATCTTCAAAGAAGCATACGAGTATGCTGAACAGGAATGTATTAGAGAAGGGTTGTTTGATAAAGTGGTAAGTGGAGTTAAGTCTGGTGTTAATTTTCTAAAAAATATGTTGAAGAAAATGTTGTCGTTTATATGGCAAAAGGTTAAGTCACTACTTGTATCTAGTATAGACAAGGTTCAAGAAATATTAGGTATAAGATTAGATGTGTCAAATGGTAATCCCAAAGTAAAATTCTAATGTTATCATTCGCAGAACTAATCACCGAAGATAAGGCAGGAAAAAATCTTCACCTAGAACATCTCGAAGATGAGATACTCAACTATGGTGTTGATGGTGGTCGTGGTGCAATAAACTTCCTACGTTCCCTGAGAGATATGTTGGCTGGTGCGAGTCGAACCTCTGTGAATATGACGGTCAAGTGGGACGGAGCGCCTGCAATCTTTGCTGGAATCGATCCATCAGACGGTAAGTTTTTCGTTGCAAAGAAATCAGTATTCAATGCAACTCCAAAGTTATACAAAACAAACGCAGAGATTGACGCAGACCTATCTGGTGCGTTGAACTCAAAGTTCAAGATTGCACTTGCAGAGTTTTCCAAGTTAGGTATGAAGGACGTTCTACAGGGTGACTTGATGTTTACCGATGACGTTGAGTCAGAAACAATCGAGGGAACAAAATACTACACGTTCCAACCCAACACAATTATCTATGCAGTTCCAGTGGATTCCGATTTGGGTAAGGTTATTAACAAAGCCAAAATCGGAGTTGTCTGGCACACAACCTACAAGGGAAAAGAACTCCAAGATATGAAAGCATCATTCGGTGCAGACATCAAAGGATTAAGTAAACCAGCAAGTGTATGGATGGACGATGCAACCTATAAAGATGTATCAGGTAAAGCAACATTCAACGAGAAAGAAACTGCAAAAATAACTGCGGTTCTATCAAAGGTTGGTTCTACGTTTCAGAAAATCAACGCACCGATGTTAAAAAGGTTTCTTGCATTACAGGATAGTTTAACAGGTGCATTAGTCGGTGCATCACTCAAGACCTATAACAACAGTAAGGTAAGAGCTGGAGAGATAATCAGTAATCCAAAGGCTCATGCAACTGGTTATGTCAAGTGGGTTGAGATGTCGATACAGAAACAAATTGACAAAGCAAAAAGTGTCAAGGGTAAAGAGAAATACACCAAGATACAAAAAGAATATGTGCGAGACTTTAGTAAACACACAAGAAATCTGGAACAGGTTATACGGTTTCAGAATCTACTGGTTGATGCTAAGATGCAAATAGTAAAAAAACTAAATAGTGTGAAGGGGTTAACGGATACTTTCGTTAAAACCGCAAATGGATTCAAGGTAACTAACCCAGAGGGTTATGTTGCGATTGATAGAGTGAGTGGAGGTGCTGTTAAACTGGTAG